GTGGCTAATTTTTGATTTACAGACTGGTATGAAGGTTATGGATTGACAAGAAGGAACAAACCGCCGAACAAAACCACGTTAACAGCGATTGCGACAGCGATGGCAAAAGCCTGGGTGAAAACGTGTTTACCGTCAATTTTCAAATCCTCTCTGAAACGCTCGCTAACGAGCTAAACCGCTAAAGGTATGCAAGTGTAGCACCCAATGCAATTTAGCTCGCTGGTGGGCTTGTTTTGTGGCTAATTTTTGATTTACAGACTGGTATGAAGGTTATGGATTGACAAGAAGGAACAAACCGCCGAACAAAACCACGTTAACAGCGATTGCGACAGCGATGGCAAAAGCCTGGGTGAAAACGTGTTTACCGTCAATTTTCAAATCCTCTCTGAAACGCTCGCTAACGAGCTAAACCGCTAAAGGTATGCAAGTGTAGCACCCAATGCAATTTAGCTCGCTGGTGGGCTTGTTTTGTGGCTAATTTTTGATTTTTGCGGATCGTTGTTGGTCAAAGAGCGCCTGCGCGTGTATCGCGTAGCGTTTTTGGTTTAAGCAGGAAATCAAGTGTCGCAGTAAAGCTATCGCCGAAGTAAAAATCTGAAGCCGTGTTTTTGAATGCTTCGAAGTAGGCGACAAAGCCGTTGATGCTTTTGTCTTTCAGGTAGTCAGTGAACGCATAAATCTTGCGTTCAAGATCCCGATCCAGTTCGGCATGTGGCAACAGGCCATCAAACGTGCTGTTAAATTCTTCCACCACGTCGGCAGCGTTTACAGTAGCTGACAGCTTGCGCCATTTCTCAGCGTCAGCCAGATACCCATCAAATTTAGTTACCCGGCAAATGTTTATAGGCTTAGGTGTTCCACCACGGCTACGCCATTGTGTTAAAGCCCACTCAATCACTAACGTGATCTCATCCTCCGTGTACGCTTTACGTGTTTTTGTTTCTGTCAGTAGTTCCATGAATGGCTTAGCATCACGACATTTGCATCCTGCCTTGTCGTTGTAGAAGTCAAGGCAACGCAATGCCGCTTCGTTTGCGCCATCCTGATTGACCATTTTTTGTTCATTTTCGACAATACACGAAGTGTATTTATCTTTTTCTATTTCTTTTTCTTCTTCTAATTCTAATTCATGACCCTTTCCTGACCCGGTCATGACCCTATCATGACCTTTTTGTGTTGGATTGATTAGCTTTTCTAATCTTAATTGCTCCTTCGCTGTGTTTATGGCTGCCCTATACGCGCTTTTAGAAGTCATTGATTGGTCAAGCCTTTTTAATAACTTTAAACAAGTTATGTGGCCCTGAGAACATTCAAACAAACCAATTTCGATGAAGTATTTCATCATTTCTTCTATACGTTTTTCAGTAGATCCGACGTTTCTCGCAATGATTCTCGCGTCATGTCGTAGGTCGAATGTTAGATTATGCTGATCCACGTCATAAGTTATCAGTTCGATGCAATACCAATAAAGCCCGTAACCTTCCAGGCCATAATCTAACAAAACGTTTTGAAGTTTTTCATCGCGGTTAGCGTCGCTATCGTGCTTGAACCACTTCATAGATCATTCCTCCGGCAATGCAATATCATAAATTTCGCCGTATTCGTCAGCGCGTTTAATGAATCCTTTGCGGATTAATGAGTTTAATGCGTCAACAGTAGTATGCAGTGGCAGTTCGCAGACTTTTGCGATCTCTTCGCGTGAAGCATGTGCGCGGCCCTTGTTGTCTGCCTTTTCTGCAAACGCCATTAAGACAAGTTTTTGAATCGGGCTGTTAAGTTTTACGTTCCATGCTTTGCTAATTATGTTTATGCTCATCGTGTTTTCTCCTGTGGTTAGAGTGAACGCGCGGGCGGGTATCCCATTAGCATTAGATAGCAGTGACTGACCGCTCAACAGATCCCGCCGTTGCGTGATATTTGTTTTTCGCTTCGCAGCGACACCGGGTTTTTAAAGAGCTTAAGGCGTCGGCCTTTTGTGCTTTCCCTTACCTTTTTTCTTGCATCATTGCAAGTATGGCTTTACCTTGTCAGCAAGTTTACAGAATGTTGTTAACGGGTCAAGGATTTAAAAATACATTTTGTGACTTGCATCAAAAATTTTTAGGTTATAGGGTAGCGATATGAAAACAAAATGGTATGACTTAGCAAAACAACTCATGCGGGCGCAGGGCATGAGCCAGGATTCATTGGCTGATCTTATGGGGATAACAAAAGGTGGCCTTTCTCACTGGTTGAACGGTCGCCGTGAGCCGAATCTTGAAGATATTGCGCGCATCATGCGGGCGCTTGGGCGTCGGCAATTTACTGTTACTCATGACGAAATGGTTATTGATGATTCTGTTTCTAACACGTTGCCGGGAGCGCCGCCGCGTGATTTAGGTAGCTACCCGGTTGTTGACTGGAAGGACGCAGCAAACAATATGGAAGACACACGCCGATCAACATTACCACACGTTACTACTAGCGTTATTTGTTCAGATGATAGCTACTGGCTGGTTGCTAAAGGTGAATCAATGAACGCGCCGCAAGGGTTAAGCATCCCAGCGGGCACTATGATACTTGTTGACCCGCACGCGCCAGCTATTGACGGAAAACTTGTTATAGCCCAACTGGAGGAAGGGCAGACACCGACGTTTAAACAGTTGATTATTGATGGAGGCCGAAAACTTTTGCGTTCACTTAATCCGTTGTACCCGCCTATCCCTATGAATCCAGAATCAAAAATCATTGGCGTGGTTGTTGATGCGAAGATCGTAAACCTGCCATAAACATTAGCCGCCTGGTGGCGGCTTTTCTTTGCCATAAAAACGCCAAAACGTAAACAGAAAACCATGTTTATTGTTTAAATATCAATGGCTTATAAATTTTATAAAAAAGTATACAAAATGTGTTGACTGGTGTTTTTACGTGGCGTATATTGCGAGCAAAAGGAGGAAGCAAGATAGGGAAAAGAGATTTACTTGCTCTTTAACAATCTGGTCAGCCGCTGGAAGTGCGGCAATTAACGAAGATGATTTTTTATTAAGTATCATCAATGATATAAGGAGATCAGAACATGACAGTTACAATCATGTATGGCAAATGTGACAGTAAACTGAATGCCAGGGAACGCAGAAGAATAAAAAGAGAAAACGAAAGAAAATCATCGCCTGCAATTAATAAAACAGACAATGTGGATAAAGCTATTCGCTTTGCAAACAAGGAAAGATGCAAACCAAATAGCATTAAAGAACGTCGCAAAGGAGCAACAAAATGGTATACGGAAAATGAAAGCGGCAACTACTACCACGCAACGCAACCACGCCAGTTAGGGGAAAAACCCCTGGATAAAGTCCGTTACCATTAATACAAAATGTAAACAGCAGGAGGTGACAATATGGTTATTCAGGCGCTTCAATTCAAACTGGCTGTAGCGGAAATGCTTCATGATGCCGAAATGTGGAGCGCCGCGAATAAAGCCTTGTATGTAGTGCTAACAGCGAAGGAGATCAAAGAGTGAAAACAGAGTTACACAACAAATTGTGGACGATTCAACAAACGTTGAACGCGCCGAAAAATCAGCGTAATAATTTTGGTGGGTACAATTACAGGTCGGCGGAGGATATTCTGGAGGCGGTTAAGCCACTGCTTCAAAATATAACGCTGACTGTTAGCGATGAAATCGTCCTGATCGGCAATCGCTATTATGTAAAAGCAACAGCAACGCTAAGCGACGGTGAGGATGAAATTGCTGTAACGGCTTACGCCAGGGAAGAAGAAAGCAAGAAGGGCATGGACGCGAGCCAGCTAACTGGCGCGACATCAAGTTACGCGCGTAAATACGCGTTGAACGGGTTGTTCTGTATTGACGATGCGCGTGATCCTGATACTGACGCATACGCTAAGCAGACAGGCCAGCAGCCTCGCCAACAGAAAAACCCACCAAAACAACAGCCACAACAGCAGAAAGCGCCGCCAAATCCTGATGAAGTGTTAGCGCGTTTCTGTGATGCGGCAGCGAAAGCGCCGGATGCTAACAAGTTGCGCGAGATATTCGGGAAGTGCTGGAAGCTACTTCCTAAAGATTCAGAGCAGCAACAGAAAGCCAAAGACGTTTATGATATTCGCTTAAAAGAGCTTAACGGGGAGATCGGTTAATGAGCTTAAATTCAATCACGCTTGGCGGTAACATCGGAAATGATATGGAAATTAATTACACGCAAAACGGTAAAGCGATTGGCAGATTCCCGTTAGCTGTGACGAATGGCTACGGTGATAATAAACGGACTATGTGGATCACTTGCCTGGTATTTGGCGAGCGTGCGGAAAAATTAGCGCCACATATTCGTAAGGGTGGAAAAATCGTGGTAAGCGGTCGCCTGGATGTTCGGCAATATGACCGGAACGACGGCACGAAGGGGACTGCTGTAGAAGTGGCGGTCAACGAGTTCGAATTTATGAACGTTAACCAACAGGGCCAGCAGCAAGGCCAACAGCAGAAAGCGCCACCTCAGCAGCGGAATAATAACGGGAATAATCAGCCTCCGATGGACTTCGACGATGATATTCCTTTCTGATTAAATAGGTTAGCGATGGTTGATTATTTAAAAACGCCACCGCCACCGCGAACAAAAGAGCAAGTTTTAAAAGAAGCCCGTGATCATATCGATCATGGGCTTTTTTTATGCGGAACGGCAGCGGAACGGATGGCAAAAAGATTTAGTGACCTGTACGCAAAACAAATATGGTTCGACAACTGGCAGGCAAGTTTTTATCCACTGCAAAGAAAACCGGATATGCATTGGCCTGAATATGTCGATCCACGTATGCGCAAATATCGCGGGCGTATGGGCCAGGTCATTAACGATTAATGAGGTATTAAATCATGATCGAAGAAAAAGAAGTTGATAAGGAAATGCCTGACACAGTAGATGACTACGTTACTTTTGATGGTGGGCTGTATGAGTTCGATACGTCGGCTGGGTGGCATGATAAATGGCCTCTGCTTACTCGCAAGGAATTGAATGACCGTAAATCATTCGGCGAAGATGCAGAACGCCTTGCTAATAACAAGTGGCTTGATAAGTTCATTGCGGAGGGTGACAAATGAATTTTGCAAAAATTGCCGCACTGATTGCGGCCTTGTCTATCGCTGTGGTGTATCTCAGCGTATCTCTTTATATCGCGGTAGCGATCATTAAACTTATTACTAACATGTGAGGCCAATCATGAAAGTCGGTAAGGATATTGTGACTGTCGCGTTTTGTATTATTTGTTTCCTGTTTGTGGTTGTGTTTTGTGGTGCATTTGCCGCGCTGGTTAGCCTTATTTTCAGGGGATTACTGTGATGAAAACATGGGATGCAAAGGCTGGTGATCTTGTCGTGTTGCCTGAATATCGTGATGACCCTGGCCTGGTTGTACTGAATAAGATGTATAACGATCTAGAGCGCCCGCTAGTGGTTAAATACTTGGACGGAACAATCATAGAGCCGAGCTACTTTGATGATATTGAACTGAAGGCCCGCAATGTTCGCGTTAAGCCGTTCCGGGCTTATGTTGAAGACCACTGGCGGAAATTGTTCGCTGGACTGAATGGGATGTACGGCGTATGGCTATAAAATTGGTGAAGGTAAAACACCTGAAAGGCGGCGAAAAATTAATGTCATGGTGGGGATATGAATTTATCGCCACTGCCTTTCATTTCGGCCCAGGCGGGCAAGTAACAATATTCGATGAGGAATACGACGAGGTTGGGCAGTGGCATCTTGAACAATATATCGAGGTGTTAGATGAAAATTAAATTCCATAAAGCGTATGATAGCCAGACTAACAAGCTATCGCTATTTATTGAGTTCGAGCGCCGGATCGTGGTTGTTCCTTATGCGCGTCGCTTTAATGATGCGGCAGGTCGGCGGCAATTCGCATTAGACATGATGTTGCGTGGCTGCGGCCTTATGCGCCCGCTATCTGATTTAAACCGGATGATGCCTGGATCGTTCGGTCAGATTGATGAAATTGAAGTAAGCCAGGAAGAGCTAAACCGGGCGCGTGATTTGTTCCTTTCAAGCGAAGGAAACCCGTTCAATCCAGAAACTGAAATGAGATGGCATCATCCATTATAAAAGGATAAATATCATGAAAGACATCAAAACAGCTTATTCACTCGGCAGCGATGGCATGTTAATCACTCGTTACACTGAGGACGCAAGTTTTCATGAAGTGGAAACAAAGGACTATCATGAAGTGCTGAAAGATATGGAAGCTGGCGCGTATGACGCTGATTTAAATCTGGCGTTACAGATTGTTGATATTATGATGGACGCGTCGATCCGCGACTATGTGGTTTTAGACGCTGAAGAAAAAACTGCCATAGCTCGTTATGTATTCTGCCTCACTTTCGTGAAACGCATGGAAGAGGAATACGATCGCGTGCCAGTGCCGGAAGAGCTTGATCCGCTGGCGTTCGGAAGCGCTGTTATCTTCCCGTTAGACGAAAACCATATGGCTAGTGTTGCTCTGTATTCTATGCGCGGCGTAATGAAGAAGATATTTGAGGCCAAAGCGCTACAGAAGTGCATTGATGAAGGGCACAACGAAGAAGATGTAAGAGCGATCATGCCGCTGTTTTATGGCGAAATGGTTGGGAGCAACATGCGTGCGAATGATTTAGGTGTGCAGGCGGCAATAAGCGTGCTTAATGAAGCGCGTAAAATGGCACAGCCAATGCCTGAACCTGAAAAGCGCGTACTCCATTAATATTGTGATTGCGATCACATAGCTATACGTTTTGTGTTGTGGTCGCGAATCCGTTTTGTAAACTGAAGTCGAAAGGTTTACAGCACGGAGGGAAACAAGATGGCACGCGAATTGATGCTTTATTGTGCTGAGGTGGCGTAGGACATGACGCCTACGTCGCCGGGAAAAGCTATCCAGCAGATGAAGTGCTTTCTAATATGCACTTCCGGGAAAATGAACACCAGGTGTCTGTGTGGAAGCGGTGCGCTGATGGAATTGAGATAGTAAGCCTTGAAAGATATTTGGGAAAATTCGACTACGCATTATTCGAGGCTTAACTATGGACGATTCATTGCTATTCATGTGTATTTGCTGGGGTTTTATTGCCTTATGCCTGTTTATCAGGTGGTTTATTGAATATCACATGAGGTGAAACATGGAACAGAAAACTGATTATAGAATACCTGACAACCTGAAGTTAGTTAGCATGGGTTTTGGTTGTCGTTTCGTATCTGACGAGAACGGTGCAATTTACATGGTTCGCATCATTGATGGCGTCCAGCACATAAGAAGGTTGGGGCTTTACATCAAAGCATTTAGAAGAGGTTATTTAAAAACTCATGAAATTTAAATATTACAGGGAATGGAAAATTCCAGAAGCAGCAACAAAGGCAGCGCCCGGAAAATTTTCGGGCGTTTATTTTTATATGGATGGTAAATGGTATTTCGGCAGCAGGCCGGATCACTATTACCATGAGTTATGTAAACCTCATGCGTGGGATATTAAGGAACGCGTGCAAGGCGGTGTAATAGACGAGGTTTAAAATGGTAAAGGGCTTTTTAAACTGGCTTGGGGCGTGGCTTTTGGCTACGCTTTTTGTTTTTCTGGCGGCACTGACTGTTATCGGCGCCATCGTTCTTGCGGCCATGTTTGTTACGTGGTCGCTGCCTGAATTTAACGACATTGGGAATATTCTTTTTGCTGCCCGCGCTTTATTGGCTGTTAGCGCATTCATTGGTTTTTGCTGGACTGTAGCGCCTGATTGGGCTGACGAATGGTGATCCTATGGCTTTGTTCAATATGTCAGAGCCGCAATTCAACGCCGTAAAAACTGCCGCGCGGGCGGCGCTTTCTGCCTGCAAAGCAGAGGTAGAAAGGAGCGGCTACAGCGATAAAGCTACGCGGCTGATATTAGAAAAGCATTATCGCAAGGTCGCCCCGCTGATCAGCATTGAGCGTTTTGTGTGGTTGGTGGGGTATCTCAATAACCGATGGGGAACTGACCAGGATTATTTTTAGTGGTGGGGGATAGCAATGAAAAATGATTTTGGAGGCAGCAATACGCCAAAAGAGATTAAAGACCTGTGGCAGACGCCGAAACCAGTTTTCAGGGGAATGGATTGTGAGTTCGAATTCGTCGCTGATGTTGCGGCAAATAAGGAAAATGCGCTAGTTCCGCGATATATAACCGAAGAAATGGACACGCTCACTTATCCGTGGGGAACGGTGGCAATGCCTGGTGATTATGTGTGGATGAATCCGCCATACTCAAATCCAGGTCCATTTGTTGATAAAGCGGCGCTAGAACATCAACGGAATCACATCGGTTGCGTGATGCTGTTGCCCGCTGACATTTCTGTTAGCTGGTTCATGAACGGCGTTGAGACTGCAAACGAGTGCCGATTGGTCACACGCGGGCGTCTGGCGTTTATCAATGCTGCGACGGGTAAGCCAGTAAGCGGAAACAACAAAGGCAGCTTGTTTTTGATCTGGCATCCACGGTGCAAACATGAATGCATTTTTACTCACATAACACGTAAAGAACTATATGCAAGAGGTGCAGATAATGACTAATGCAGCGGATTTACTACGACTTGCAGCGGAAACAATCGAGCAAAGGGGGAAACAAAACGGATACGACAGAAAACAAGAAAAATCAGCGCCAAAAATAGCCACTATATACAACGCTAAGAAGGGCGCAAATTTAACCCCACTTGATGTATGGGATCTGTTGATTTGTCTTAAGGAGGCGCGTTTAGAAGCCATTTTGGCTAATGGTAGCGACCCGACTGATACTTTGGTTGACCTAATCAGCTACAACGCACTAAAAGCTGAACAAATACTGAATGATCGGGATGAAGAGTTAAAGAAAAATCAGTTCACTGCCGCCAATATTAATGACGGAATAATAAAAGATGCAGCAATAACAAGCTGTAAAGGGCTGCCTCCTTCAATGCTTAGTCCTCAATGCGGTTGTATTTCAACTCGGCTTGATTTGGATTTTGGCTATCAGCAAGAAGAGGATTAGCAAAATGGGAAGGGTGACAATTGACAGGTTACTGGCCTGCGTTTATGTCGCCGTTTTCGTGATCATCAACCTTATTGTTAACCATTGCGGCCCGTGGGTAATTCCGATCACTACGGTAGCCGCTGTGTGTGCCAACATGATGATCCGCGACTTTCTGTTGTATGACGGCGGTATTAAATGGTCGGCGACAACATGCGCCGCCGCTGGCGCAATAACGGTAATGATAAATTACGATGCGGGAATGGTGGCGATAGCGTCGTTCGTCGCGGTTGTTTCCGGTGCGCTTATATCTGGCGGTGTTTACCGGGTTTTGCCTGGTGATTTCGACTCGAAACGATGGCCTGCAAACATAGCTTCAGCCATCGGGGATGCGCTGATCTTCCCCACACTGTCGTTTATGGCGTTTATGCCTGAAATATCAGCAATGCAGTTTATCTCAAAGATGGCAGCGGTAACGGTGATCACTATCATCATGCGCCGCTATTTCATGTTTGAGGGCAGAAAATGAGCAAGGCTAAACACTGGTTAAATAACTGGCTAAGAAACTGGGTTGTGTGGTCGCTGTACGACGGCAGCGGCTACGCCGTTAAAGACTGGGCGGAAGCTGGATATAAGTGCTATTGCTTCAACTATGACGGCGCAAATCACGGCGATTATGGCGGCTACCTGCCGGAAGATGACAAACATCCTGCTTTCCCTGAATACATAGCGGCCCGCGACGCATACACGAAGAAAACTTGTATTTGGTGCGGCAACGGATTTAAACAACCGCTGTTCCGGCCTGTGCCAATGCCGGACGAATGGGAAGACAGTAAGCAGCACGCTAAGTTAGGCGGAAAGTCGAAACGCACTAAGATGATCCGCTCACTAACGCCGCGTGGCTTTGCCCGTGCTGTATTCCTGGCTAACGACAGGGCCATCAATCGTAATACGCTCAACCGCGTTTACCGGACTGAAACTTACAAAATGGCGTCATTGTGTGATTTATGTCACATAATGGCGCTTTTCATTTTGTCTGGTCGTATCCATTTTGTATACTGCAATCAAACGAAATGCTCTTTAAAAATCCGGCCCCGCTGAAATGCGGAAACACATCGCCTAACAGAAGGAGATCAAATTATGAACGATGACAGGTATGCGTGGCATGACGACTACGAGCGCGAATGCGTAATGCGGGCAATGTGCAATTTATGTAACCCCGACAAAGGAGATTGTAACGAGTGCAACAAATGCGTAGATCATTGGCTAAGGGCCGGATCCGCCGCAAAGCCGAACGAAATCGAAAATCGAAAATAATTGGGGTGATCTTTATGCAAAATCCAAAAAAACCTATCAGACGCCGTTGCAAATGCTGCGGCGTTTTTTTTGAGCCTAAATATCACAATCAAACGTGGTGCAGTGATGAATGTCTGGAAGAACTGAAGTTTGATCAGCTATGCCGCGACCGTGAAAAGGCTATGAAGGCTATGGAACGGAAGAAACGCCGTGATAGCCAGAGGGAAGAACGCAACCGGAAGCGGAAGCAGTTACACCCGCGAAGTTACTGGATTCACCAGGCGCAAACTGTATTCAACGCATACATACGCGAACGTGATGCAGGACAACCGTGTATATCTTGCGGTACTTACTATTACGAGCAATGCGGAGCCGACGCGGGCCATTATAGATCGGTGGCGGCGGCGGGGCATCTTCGATTCAACGAAGATAACGTGCATTTACAATGCAGACATTGCAACCAGATGTTAGACGGGAATATACCTGCTTATCGCCCTGCACTGATTCGAAAAATCGGCCTGGCAAGGGTGGAGGCGCTGGAGAACAACAACGAAACCCATAAATGGACAATCGAAGAATGTAAGGAGATTATTAAAGTTTATCAGGCTAAACTAGACGCCTTAAGGAGAAAGGCAGCATGAACGAATATACATTTAGCCTACCTTACCCGCCATCTAATAACCGCTATTACCGACATTCACGCGGTTTTCACTATATCAGCAAGGTTGGTAAAGAATACCGGGAGCAAGTAAAAGACATCATTGAGCTATTAAGTTTAAACATCAACCTATCTTGCCGACTGGCAATAGCCATTTATGCCGCGCCGCCGGATAACCGGATCAGAGATCTGGATAATATCCCAAAATGCCTTTTTGATAGCCTTACTTATGCCGGATTCTGGACCGATGACGGGCAGATCGATTCTATAAAAATTGTTCGCTGCCAGAAGATAAAAGGCGGGCGCTTGTTTATTAAGGTACGCGAGCGCGGCGACCTGCTACCTAACATTGACGAATACGCGATTAATATGTGGGGTGACAAATGAAAAACGAAATTAAAGATCTGCAAATAGATATTCAGCGCGATGAGCATGATTTAGAGACTGTGCAACAAATACAGGCTTTTCACATGCGAGAATTGCTTGCGCTGAAAGAGCTTGAAAGAAAGTTGGTGCAGGCAATATCTGATCACAAAAGACTTGTTGCGCGTTACGGGGGCAAATAATGAATCTGGAATCAATTCTGAAATTCCACTTTCCAAAATCGCCGCGTTTATCAGATGAAAGCCGGGGCACGTCCCCGGATGCGCTTAATACTACTGATGCACTAACTGCCGCAGGTATGGCGCAATCGCGCGTAGAGCTTGGTTACAGCGCTTTTTTAGGGAAGATGGAACTATCACAAGCCGAAAAACATAAGGCCGTAGTTTTGCTTACAGAGCGTTTAAGGGCTATGGCAAAAGATTATGAATACGTTATGGAACTGGACGAGGCCAAACGCAATGATCTTATCATTCTTGTTGCAGTTTTCGCGTTTCGGGATTATTGCCAAAGTGCAGCGACCGAAAAAGTTTGCCCTAAGTGCGGCGGTCACGGGCATTTACCAAATCCATATTGCGAATACACATCTGAAATTTGTGCGCGGTGCGGAGGCAAAGGCTACGTTAAAAACCATTGCCAGAGGTGCAAGGGCCGTGGCGAAATGCCGGATAAATCAGCCAGTGAAGCGGCGGAAATGCCAGTATTCAAAACGTGTCAGCACTGCGGCGGGCGCGGGTACTCGCGTTTCCCTGTAGATCTCGTTCGGCAGGCTGTTAATCAGCTTGTCTTTCCGGTAAGCCGATCAACATGGTGGAAGAAATACCGTGCTTTCTATGAGGACGCCATTGCCGAATTGTTCAAAGAAGAGGCACGGGCTGATAACGAAATTAAACGAGTGACGCGGGGTGAATGATGGATAAGCTGGAAATAAACGATCGGTTTGCCGTTAGGATGTAGCTGACATGTTAGCTGATGAGAACGTTTATTATATGATGTGGTGATAATATGCAAATAATCATTGATTATCTCTGTCATGCTGTGAATACGATTTTTGGCTTTTATCAACAACCATTTCTAAAAGAATGGGATGAAATGCTTAACGACATCATTGATAAAGGGTTAATAGTTGAAGTCGGCGAGCTAACGATAAAATTCAATTACGAAGGCAAGGAATACGAAATATGGGTAGGGAATAGATGGTACTCATACGGGCATATTTACTCAATTGGCGGTAAGTACATTAAACGCAGCCAGGAGTTCAGGCCACGATTCCGCACAATGCGCCGCCTGCGTGACCTACATATGGGGATATTTGACGAGCAGGAAGAGCGCGAACTATTCAAGATCTACGGGGATAAATCATGGAGCTAAAAATCTGGTGTGCTATCGACGTTGTTGATAACGAATTGTCTATGTTCGCCACTAACGGGAAACGCGTTGTGATCGCTACATGGACACGTAACCATGATGATATTTCTTTCCGTCGCGCTGCGGCGGAATTGCTTTTCGCTGATGGCAGCTACACGATGAACATCGCACAGCTTGCCAGAATGAAAGATGAAATACTGACTGACAGTTACACAACAGCATAACGGGGTTGATATGCGTATCTATGAACACAAGCGGGATAAAACCCGCTTTTTTGTCCGTGCTGGCGTGGCGTACCAGTATCACGAATGCGGATACATTGAGGCACTTGCTTACGACCTGGACTTTGAACAGGAAAAAGAATGGTTCGATTTCAGGATCTACCGGAAACGCAAACCAACGCGCGACGAACGCCATGCTATCCGGGACTTTTTAATCAGTATTGAGCGCTGGGAGACAGAGGAGTGAGAACTAAGAAGGCAGCAGATCAGAAAGCGTTGGTTATAGCAACAAGGGATGTTTCGTTATTCACTGAGGGTGAAGAGATAGAACTTAAATTGCTTTGGGGCATGTTTGAACCACACGAAAAACCGTGGTTCGTGCATGAAGATAAACAGGGCAATATGCGCGTAGTAGTGCCTGACAGTAAAAGCGATATATTTTTTGGTATTCCAGATCCGTTACATGACGGCGAGGTGTTGGCTGTGTTGTTGCTTTCTGATGCTGTTACTTATAAGGGGTAAAGATGAAAGTAAAATTCTTGCACGATCACGGTTATCCGTCACTGAAACAGGTTGTTGGTAAGGTCGTTAAAGTTGTGCATAGCGATAATGTCACATGCATGATTAACGGTGCTGACCTGATAGCCGCTGGCGCTGATGACCATTACATCAATCCGGCATGGTCGTATACGTTCAGCTTGGGCGACTTCGTTGGAGACAAGGGGCGCGGGCTGGAAGTAGTCGAGGGTTAACATCATGGACGTTTACGAAGATCTGTACCTCCAGACAAACACGCACACTTTTTATTTTCTGAAAAACGGCGTGGTATATCGCAGCGACGATGGGGTAATAATGAAGGAATGGCTATTTAAGAGCAAAGACTTGCTCGACGATCTGGTTTTTGCAGGGGTATTCCGTAAACGTCCTGCCAACCTTGAGGAAGAAATGTTGATCGAGGTATATCAAAATGAAAATCAGGGTAAGTTATTTCCGGGCGAAAGATAAGGCAACAGGAAAGCAGATGGCGATCCTGGTCAACGAGGCCAATTACATGTTTGTGCTTCAACCGTGGTGTATAGCTGACTATAACGATAACTATCGCCGCCACGGTGCGCGGAGTGCTGTAGGTATGAAAGGCTGGCAGCCGCGCGACATGGAAAACTATTGTGAATGGAAGCTGATAGCAAAATACACTGTCGATTATAAAGGGGGTTTCTGATTATGTTTGCAAGATGTGTTTACTCTGACACTGCTCATTTTACTGTTGGTGAGTTATATAGCGTTGACCTTCTCAACGGGAGCAATTGGCGACGCGCGGGCGGTATTCATTATGTAAAAGATAATGATGGCGATGCGTGGCAATTTTACGGAGATCACGCAAAAGGGGTTGTTAAGGGTGGCTTTGACAATCGAGTCATGGCGCGTTTCTCTAAGTGGTGAGGTGAGTTTATGCAAGTTAAATGTACATATTCAAGCAATGACAGTGTCTTCACTATTGGGCGTGCTTATGAAGTTCATATCGTTTATGGCAATGCGCCACGGGTTTTATGCAGATCATAATACGTTAACAGATGCAGAACTGGTGACAATTCTTTACGAAGGAGAATAACAAATGTCTAAATTTGTCAGCGTTAAAGTTTTCCGTGGCACTTTCACTAACAAGGAAACATTAGGACAATTCGCCGGACAGCCTGGCGCATGTTTCCGTGTAGCCACTGATGACGAGGCGGGCGTTAAATGCTACCACGTAGCTGAACCTCCTTTTGACGTGAAAGGCCTTGATAACGCGAATCACGTTAAGTGTTTTATTTTGGCGTCATTGGCGCTTAATCCATTCCCTGACGATGATGTCGAATTGATTGGTGCTGAACTGGTCGCGGAATACAAAATGACTGAGGGTGTAACAGGGGGGATTGACATTGAGCGCATCAAGTAAGCTATACAAGATCAGGTGCAAAGGCGAATATCCTGGCTTTACTACTGGATGCGAATACCTGGGCCATATTGGGTATGGCCCTTTCGGTGAATTAGGGATGATGCGATTAAGCCAGTTTGAGAAGTGGCATGAGCCGTTTTTACCCATGACATCTGTCGAGATCATCACGATGGTTAATCACGGATATTGGCGCAAGGTTGGTGATTTATGAACGAGATCGAAGACGGTATCTATTTGCATAAGTTGTTTGACATAGCCTATTTGGTTAAAGGTGACAAGGTGATGATTCAGAATCCAGAAAAACGATACTGGGAATCAAGCGGAATGGATCGGTGGCATATGCAAATGCTTCTTGATAATGGCCTGATATACAGGAAGCAGTAAAGCCGTATTTGTGGGTCGAAAACAAACGGATTAAAATATTACCTAACAATGCGAAACTGTAACTACCCGGCCACGCGCCGGGTTTTTGCTTTGTTGGAGGTAAATCTATGTTCGACAAAATACGGGGGGCGTGTGCGTATGTGATCAGTGCGGTAACAGCTTTTTTCGGTGCTATAACCATTAATGACGTCGCTGTTTACGTTGGTATCTTATCAACCATAGGCACATTTGCCGTTAACTATTACTTTAAATCACAGGAGAACAAGCGGGCGCAAGAGGAACACGACGCACGAATGGGGAACAAGTAAATGATTAGCCAATCGCTGAGAAACAAGATTGTTGCTGCGGCGGCTGGTGGGGCGATCGCTATTGCGGCGGTGATGGTTAAACCATTAGAGGGCGTGGAGTACGATCCATATCGTGATGTTATCGGCGTATGGACCGTTTGCTATGGTCACACCGGAAAAGACATCATGCTTGGTAAGACTTACACGCAATCAGAATGCGATGCTTTGTTAAACAAGGATCTCCACAAAACCGCAAAAGCGATTGACCCCTATGTTAAAGTCGAAATATCAGATTTTACCCGCGCGGCGCTTTATTCATTCGCCTATAACGTAGGCGCAACAAATTTCAAAACATCAACCTTACTAAAACTACTCAATGACGGCAAAAAATCAGAAGCGTGCGCCCAGCTTAAACGCTGGATATATGCTGGTGGTAAACAGTGGCAAGGTTTAATAAACCGCCGTGATGTTGAATATGCCGTTTGCGAATGGGGGGAAACGTGGACAAGATAAAGGCGTTAATTATCGCCGTGGTTGTTTGCATTATCGTAGGACTTACCGCCGCGCTATGTCAGAATCAAGGGACTGTAACGCGCTTACAGGAAGAATTGACGACGACACAGGGCGCATTGAAAACGGCAAGTAACACTATCCAGCAAATGAAGGAGCGAAACGCCGAACTGTCAAAACTTGATAAGAGGTATCACGATGAAATTAAAGCTATCAGATCTGACATTGCCGATCTGCGCACTGGCATTGATAGCGGCACTATCCGGCTGCACGTCAACGCAATACCCGTGCGAGTGTCCGACTCCACCGGAACCGCCAGCCGCATTGATGGAACCGCCTGTAGACTCACTCCCGACGCTGAATCGGCTTATCTATCCCTCAGAGAACAACTAAAAGAGAAGGACGCCAGAATCACTGGGTTGCAGGACTACATCAAAACGCAGTGCTTACGCAAAGAATAACAGCGCGTGGGCGTGTCGCCGTTTCTGCCAGCCAGCCATAACCGGGCCAATCCTTCCCGCGAGCGACGGCGGAAAAGTCAAAAACACGCAATACCGGGTTAACAGCCTCATTAGCAGGTCCGGCGCTACCTGGGTAGAAGAAAGCGCCATTATCCAGTTTTATAAAATTCTAAAAACTGTACTCACACAGCGCCGTTTTTAGTGTTTTATAGCTGTTTTCACTCCCTGCGGTGTCCGTTTTTGCGGGGGTTATATTTTTCAGGATAGAGGAATATTCTGATGGCTAAGGGTAAAGGCATTAAGTTGCCTCAATTCAAAGTCCCGCTCTTCGAGCATACAACAGTTTTCTTCTGCCCTACTCGCGACATGTTTTACGAATTTTGCGAAAAGGCAGGTATCCCAATCGAACCTGATTTTGAACTGGCAGGAGGTTTAACACTTACTTGCACTGGTGAGAAAGGCGGTAACTTCTACGTGATCGCAGTATTCGATAATGAGCTTGGTACTCTGGTCCATGAATGCGCACACACTACATTCCACGTACTGAGCGATGTAGGCGTCGTAGCGACCACTGATCCAAGCCATCCGGCAAACGAGACGTATGCTTACATGGTGGGCCGCATCTTTGACGCATTCTTCCCGATCCTGGCTGAATCTAACGAAGCACAGTTGGCAGCTATGCAGGCCGCTGAAGTCGTTGAGAAGGCATTAGACCAGGCAGAAAAGGCGACTGATGCAGCAGAACAGGCAGTTGAACAGGCAGATGAGCCGAAAGAAGAGAAAAAACCAGTTAAGAAAGGCAAGCGTAAGCCTAAAGCAAAAGAGGCGCTTGTACCGCGTGTTATGAGCTTTAAACGGGGGTGATTATGTTTACTTTCCTGCCAGGTGTATTTATCGGAATGGCTGCCGCTGTAATATTACTGGTCGGTGAATAATGTTATGGATGATTATATCATTGCCGGATTGATCGGTATTTCTGTATTTCTGGTGGGTTTTATTATAGCCGTACTGATAACCGTAATGAGCAAGTATTAGGTGGGGTGGCAAGATGATTGACCCGCTCATTATCCTTTCTGCCTGCGTCGCTGTATGGCTGGCGATCATGATATTCATTGAAAGCTGAAGGTGTTCATAATGAATATTTACGATCTCATCTGGTGGTCACTGGTCGCCGTCATTATCTATTTCTGGTGGAAGAATGTTGTATAGGTGAAGCATGAACGCATACGAAATGCTATTGCTGGTGGCTGTAGTTGTAGTCATTGCTGTTGATGTTTATCGGGGGTTTAAAAAATGAAATGGCTTGATTTCTTTTTTCTGATTGTCGCAATTGTTCTCACTACGATCGCACTGACTCAATAGGTGAATATATGGAAACTATCGAAGCCGTATTATTCGTATGTATCGCAGCGGTTGTAATTGTGGGGTTTATTATCAATGTCTGACAGTGATTTCTTAATCATAGCTATAAGTTCGCTGTTAGTTGTTATCGTTTTCTTCGCGTAAGCAGGATGGACAACATGAGGGAGTCAGATTTTATCTATATGGTTTTGGCTATCGTCCTTATTACCTGGGCGCTTTCTATTATGTGAAGGGTAAACAATGAAAGAGCTATTCGACTGGTTGGAAGTATTAACATACTGCGCAAGTTTTGTGGCTTGCGTATATATCATCAACAAATATTAAGAGGTGAAATATGGCCCGCACGAAAAAGGCAGAGGCTGACAATAAAAAGCCAGCAGCCAAAAAGACGGGCCGTCCGCATGGTTATACCGAAGAAAGGGCATTGGAAATCTGTGAACTGGTGGCGGACGGCGAAAGCATTAACAAAATTTCGAAGATGCCCGGTATGCCCGCACGCTCAACAATCCTTAAGTGGTTCAGAGACGTGCCAGAGTTTTTGGACATGTACATACGCGCGAAGGAGATCGGCTTCGAGGTGTTAGCTGATGAGATTATCGATCTTGCTGACGCGCCAGAGAACATCAAAAAGGAAGAATTGAACAGACACCATTTGATGATTGAGACTCGCAAATGGCTATTAGCAAAACTGCAACCGCGTAAGTATGGCGAACGCGTCACGCAGGAAATCGTCGGCAACAGGGAAGAGTCACCCGTACAGGTTGAAGTGACGAAAGAAGAAATTGCACGCATCGTTCAGGAAGTAGAAAACGAGGTGTAATTATGTTGACAATCAGAGAACGAGTTATTCAGTCCAAATGTGAAAACGATGGCCTGTTTTTTAATCGCTACTTTTACAAGCAAGCGAACGGGACGAAGATGTTACTGTCAGGCCATCACTTAGCTATCCGCGACGCATTACAACGCGTTGTCAATGGTGAGATAACCCGACTCATCATCAACATTCCCCCAGGGTACGGTAAGACCATGATCGCTACCATCAACATGATGGCACGGTCCCTCGCAATAAATCCCCGCACAAGATTCCTTCACGTTTCCTATTCCAATAACCTCGCGTTACTCAACTCCTCGACCGTAAGAAACATGATCTGTACGCCTGAGTATCAGGCAATGTGGCCCATGAAGATCCGCAACGATGCAAACAGTAAATCGATGTGGTGGACCGAATACGGTGGCGGCGTGTACGCAACCTCATCGCTGGGCCAGGTAACTGGGTTCCGTGCTGGGTATATGGAACCGGGATTTAACGGTGCGCTAATCATTGATGACCCATTAAAACCCGCTGACGCTTATTCTGACGTGGTGAGAAAGCAGGTTAACACTAACTATAACGACACGCTTGCGTCACGTCTGGCTGTGCAAACAACGCCTGTTATCGTCATTATGCAGCGCATCCACTACGATGATTTGTCCGGCTACCTGTTGCGCGGTGGCAGTGGTGAGAAGTGGTATCATCTGAACCTGCCAGTGAAGATTGACAACAGCGTTGACTACTGGGATTTGTACCCTGAAAACGAGTTCGCCATCCCTATTGCTCACAACCTGCCAGACGGCTGGCTGTGGTCCAGGAAGCACAATGACGATCATGAAGCTGGACTGAAAGCACACAGGCGGTCATTTGAGGCCCAGTACATGCAGCGCCCGCGTAAATTCGACGAAGAGGGTGCATTGTGGACTGAAGCGATGATAACCGCAGCGCACCGGATGCAGATAACGCAGGACAAGATCCGCACCGTGGTAGCCATTGACCCGGCGACAACATCATCTGATGAGTCGGACGAAACGGGGATCGTGGCGTGTTCCGCTTACGGTGGCGGTAAGAATGCTCAGTATTCTGTTGACGGCGACTATTCAGGCCGCATGTCGCCTAACGACTGGGCGCACGCAGCAATGAACGCCTATGACATCCATGAGGCTGACGCGATAGTTATCGAAACCAACCAGGGCGGGGAAATGGCGGAGGCCACGCTACGCAATGCCGGATTCAAAGGCCGCATTGTTAAGGTTCACGCAAGCAAAGGTAAATTCGCCCGTGCCGAACCAATATCTGCACTGTATGCGCAAGGAAGGGTCGCACACACTGGTGAACTGTACACGCTGGAAAATCAAATGATGGAATACGTGCCAGCTACCGCTAAAAAATCCCCTGACCGTATGGACGCAATGGTATGGGGTATCACTGAATTAAGCCAACCACAGGCAATGGGCCTCATGTTACCTAAACGCCTGCGCGGATTTTAAAATCTGCCTCACAACTACCCACAAGTTTTTCTATTTTTCGCGTAGCAACGCGTAAACATGTATTCAGGAGTAAACATTATGCCATCCAATTTAGAATTGGCGGTTAATGCTGCCTTGTCTCAACGCCATGCGGCATACGCCCGCTATGCAGCAGCCCACCCATTCACTATGGGGATAGATGCCAAACGGGATGCCGCGTGGAGTGAATACGGATTCAAAGAAGAGATCACGTACGACGATCTATACAAACTGTATCGTCGCGGTGGCATCGCTCATGGTGCTGTAGAGAAGATTATCACAACTTGCTGGCGCACCACGCCGACGCTGATAGAAGGTACTGAAGACGAGAAAGCCGAAAAGGAAACACCCTGGGAAAGAGAAATCAAGAAACAATTTGATAACAGATTCTGGCGCACTATTGCCGAATGTGATCGCCGCCGCCTCATTGGTCGTTATGCCGGCCTGTTGATTCATGTCAGAGATAACCAGCCGTGGGATAAGCCAGTCACAAAAGGCGTAGGTATCGCCAAATTTACCCCGGCATGGGCTGGTGCTCTTACGCCGAAGGAGTTCGAAGAAGACCCGGACAGTGAAAATTATGGCCTGCCGACATGGTGGGAATACAAAGAACGCATTAACAGTAAGATCATTGCCAGAAGAATCCACCCTGACCGCATATTTATCTTTGGCGACTATTCTGATGATGCAATCGCCTTCCTTGAGCCGTCCTATAACGCCTTTGTGTCACTTGAGAAAGTGGAAGGTGGTAGCGGTGAATCATTCCTGAAAAACGCTGCACGCCAGCTTGCTATCTCATTCGACAAGGACATTGACTTCCGGTCACTGGCAGCTACATACGGATGCGACGTCACCGAGCTTCGGGATAAATTCAACGAGGCAGCGAATGAAATGAATAAGGGTAACGACGTGATGATGGCATTACAAGGGGCCACAGTTAGCCCGCTGGTGACTGCAGTATCTGACCCGTCGGCAACCTATGACGTCAACCTGCAAACTGCCGCCGCTGGTATTGATATTCCTACCCGCATCCTGGTTGGGAACCAGCAGGGCGAACGCGCATCAACCGAAGACCTCCGCTACTTCAACAGCCGCTGTATGACCCGAAGGGAGGAAATCGGCGGTGAGCTTGAGGATCTATTCTGCAAGATGGCAGATCTCCGCCTTATCAGTATGCCAATTGACGTATCAGTGATATGGAATGACCTGAACGCCATGACTAAAGCCGAACTACTGGAAGCGGCACACAAAATGGCACAAATCAATCAGGCTTGTTTGGCTACTGGTGAAGAGATATTTAGCGGTGACGAGATCCGCGAGGCTGCCGGATACGATGGCCCTGCAGGTGTAGTAGAAACGGAAGAGGAAGACGATGATGAAGGTGAAGAAGATAATCAGGCGAATACCTCCAGCCGCGATAATGCCATCTAACACCGAAGACCCGACCATGACAGGGAAGCTGAGGTCCGGTGCTATCAAGCGTTTTAAAGCCTGCCTTAAGAAAGTTGCGGATCCGTATATCGCTATACTGGACCGGATGCAATATACCCTGGCTGTTAATGAGAAATACACTTTCCAGATCTACATTGACGAGCTTCATGATTTGCTGGAAGACGCCAGCGACATGATTGATGAGATATTCGACCTTACTGACCCGGAAAACTTCTGGTTCTGGCAGGAATACGTGAAAGTGGCATATCAGCGCGGTACTGCACAGGAATATGCCAACCTCGCTAACCAGTCAGTCACATATTCCAGGGCTTACCCCGAAGTGTCGGCGGTATTAACCAGTCAGACTTATCGCACGCGCCTTGCCCTGGTCCGTACCAGTGTATTTGAAGAGATGCGCGGGCTTACGGCACAGATCAAAAAGGATATGGCCCGCCGATTAACCGAAGGCATGGCCCGTGGCTTAAACCCACTCGAAATAGCACGCACATTGCAGCAGGAGACGCAATTGCCGCTATACAGGTGCAAGCGTATTGCCCGTACTGAAATATGCACAGCGTTACGCACAGCGCGTATGGATGAGGCCGAGGCTGCATCGGAAGAGCTTAATTTGCGCACTATGCAAATGCACATTTCGGCATTGTCACCGACTACCAGGCTATCACACGCACAGCGGCACGGGAAAACGTACACCATAGACGAGCAGCGCGAATGGTGGAGCAAATCCCCTAATTCAATTAACTGCAAATGTAGCACAATTACCGTGCTGGTGGATGAATCTGGTAACATATTAAACAAAAGAATCCTTGAGCGAGCGCAAGAGAATTACAAAGTTGCGCACGCTAAATATGGTGAAGATTGGGAGTAAAGACCGTGAATAAAGAACTGATTCAGGTTAATACCAAATTAACCGCTAATACCATCCGCCGGGAAACATATAACGGGCGCGAACACATTGTAGTCCCGTCGTATACGTTGCCCTTCAATATCATTATGAATCGGGAATATTACCCGGAAGCCGAAATCATTGCTAATTATCAATCCCTGGAAGGCACGCTCGCACCGCTGGGCCATCCTACCGTTGACGGTAAATTTGTTTCCGCATTCAGCCCGGAAGGACTGAATATTGGATTCTGTGGTGCATGGAACCGTAATGTGGAGCTACGCGGCAATCGTGTCTATGTGGAAAAATGGGTAGACGTTGAAACTGCCAGCCATTCAGAACAGGGCCGCGAACTGTTGAGCAGACTGGAAGCACTGGAGAAAGGAGAAAGCAAGGATCCGATCTGGTCATCTGTTGCCGTATATCGTGAGCGTATGCCAGCCACCGAAGAGATGAAGGCCCAGGGCGCTGACAGCGTGGTCAAAATCATGTCGATTGACCATGACGCCATCTTACTGCATGAACCGCCAGCCGCATCGCCTGAACAGGGCGTTGGCCTGATGGTTAACACTGACCAGGCGAAGCCGCTAATGGCTGTGGCAATGAAAGAAAACAGCTATCGCACGCTTGAAAAACAATTGGAAGAAGCGGCGCGTGAACTGTTCAAGGATGCAGATTATGTCTACGTCGTGGACTTCACAGACAAAGAAGTGACCATTGCTACTAATGCCGAAAGTGCTCAAGTTTGCACGTATGAAAAACAGGCTGATAAAATAATTCTCAATAATGGCGAGCTTGCAACCAACGAGGAAAGTAAATCCTGGTTCGCTCAGTTCGCTGAACACCTATCCAGTCTTTTCTCATTAAACGAAAAAATTAAGGCCAATAAATCGGAGGACGATCCCATGCCTTTGACCAAAGAAGAACGCGCCGAACTGGTGAAAGAAATTAACGAAACCATCACCGCTAATATGGCGAATGCAATCGCTGAAGCACTTAAACCAGTACAGGCAAGCGTAGAAGAGTTACAGACCAATCAGAAAGCGATCAAAGAAGAGATCGCAGCAAACGCAGATAAAGAAGTAGCAGAAAAACGCGCCGCAGTAGCAAAAGTTCACGGCGAGATTGTTGCTAACGCATTAAACGGTGAAGCGTTAGAAGCAATGTTTAAATCCCTGGGCAAAGCCGCGCCGATGGCAACCAACGCAGCAAGCGAAGGTAAAAAAGGCGAAGTTCCAGACTTTAACACTTATTTCTAATTAAAAGGGGATCACAATGTTTCGTTTTCGTCGTGTAAATATTGATGGCAAATCCATCACCGAAACCCATGCAGCAGGCGAAGAAGTATTGCCGGGCGAACTGGTTAAACTGGTTGACGGTAAATTCATGAAAGCAACTAATGCAGCAGGTCGCTTGTATATCGTTAACCCTGCTTTCCATGAAGGCAAAACCATCGCTGATGCCATCAAAGAGGGTGAAACCGTTGTCGCTGACTACGTTGAACCAGGCCGCGAATTCGCAATGCGTGCTGGAGCTGCAACCTACAAAAAAGACCAGCCATTCACACTTGACGAAGTAACCGTCGTGTACTACCAAGAAGATGTAACCCTGGAAGAAGAAGACTTCATCCGCGTTCGCGTAGCTTAATTTAAAAGGGGAAAAACATGTACTTTACTAAAGAAAACCTCGCTACCAACGCCCGTATGCAGGGCCATTGGAACGAACTGTGGGCGCAACGTAATATCTTCAACGCTCAACATGACGCCATGATTGCTGCAAACAAAGCAAACATGACCGCCGAAATGTTGGCCTGCAACGCCGTTGGTGGCTTCGCAAAAGAGTTCTGGAAAGAAATTGATAACCAGATCATCGAACTGAACACCGAAGAAATCGGCATTGAAATCGTCAACGACCTGATAGGCGTTCAAACCGTACTGCCTATCGGTAAAACGCTGAAAATGTACAGCGTATCCGGCGACATCAACGACGAGGTCGTAATGTCTATGGATGGTCAAGCGCCGCACGGCTTTGATCACACCGAATACGGCAGCGATGGCGACCCGATTCCGATGTTTACCGCTGGTTACGGTGTCAACTGGCGTTTAGCTCATGGCTTAAACAGTGTTGGCATTGACCTTGCTCTGGACAGCCAGCGCCTGAAACTGAAAAAATTCAATAAACGCCGTGTTAAATTCTACCTCGAAGGGAATGAAAACATGGTTGTTGATGGTCATAAAGCTATGGGTATTAAGAACCACAAAAACACCCAACAACTAAAACTGACCACTGACCTGAAAGCAGCAACATTCGACGAACTGATCAACTTCTTCACCATTGGTGAATTCGGCGTTATGGCCCGCAATAACTTCGTGGCTAAATATGATGTTATGTGGGTGTCACCTGAGATCATGGCTAACCTGGCCCGCCCACACATCGTTAACGGTGCTGTCGTTGGTAGCGTGCTCAATACTGTTATGCCGTTCGCTCCGGTTGGTGAAATTCGTCAGAGCTTCGCACTGACTGGTAACGAAATCATTGCTTATCAGCGCCGCCGTGATGTTATCAGCCCGCTGATCGGTATGACCACTGGCGTAGTCCCTGTACCGCGCACCATGCCTACCGATAACTACAATTTCAAAATCATGTCTGCCGAAGGTTTACAAATCACCTGCGACATGCTGGGCCGTTCCGGTGTCGTTTACGGTCGCCAATAATTTCCTTGTTTCCTGTAACTCCCCGGCGCGATGCCGGGGATTTTTTTTGTATGTGGAGAAGACAAATGGTCACTACAGAACAGGCACGGGAATATCTTGAAAGCCAGGGTATTGACCTGCCAGACGTTATCTTATCCTTGATGGTGGAGCAGGCAAACAGCGTTAACGAATGCCTTGATGCCAACTATCCGGCCTCCACTGCAACATTAATTCAACTTTACCTGATTGGCCTGTTAGGACTCACCCAGGCTAACAAATACGTTTCCTCGCATACTGGTACGAACGGCGCAAGCCAGTCATACCAATATGTTGATTTCAATCAGAAATGGAAAGCAGCCTATTCGTTGCTTTACTCCCTTGATAAACATCACTGCACCGCCGAATTGGTTCCGGCAGATCCACAGAACACCGCACACGCCGGGCTGTGGATAGGTAAAAGCGGGAGGATGTAACAATGTGGAACGACCTTACGTTACCTAAACCGCTATTGCCGAAGCCGTTCACCCGCGTGTGGGTGAAGACTGACACCGGGCGACAGGTGGCGGCCTATCTCAATGACGCTGGCGAATGGGTAATTCTATGCCCGCGTGTGGCGGAAACACACCCCAAAATCATCCAATGGAGTTGCGGCTATGAGTAAGTTATCACGATTCACTTACAAGGCATTAGCCACCATTTATCCCGTAACGCGTGATGATTGGACTAACTCAGATGTATACGGCACGCCATATCTTATTGATTGTGCATGGGAACGCACTGACGGGACGGCGACAGACGCAAACGGGAATGAGGTTAGCAACACGATAACCGTATATACCGAATTGCTTTACAAGATGCAGCCAGTGCAGCGCCCGGAAAAAGGGTGGATGATTGCCACTGGCGACACCACTGCTATTGCTGACCCGCTGGCGGCTGGGGCCAACTTTATAACCGGGATCGTTGAATGGGACATGAGCATGTTTCGCGACACACCGGATTATAAGATCGTCACAGGAGGTTAATCATGCCACTGAAAGGCGTCAGACGAGTCCGTATGAAAATGACGGAAGAAATCAGGAACATAGCAGACAAAAAGACTTATGAAGTGCTATGGATTGTTGGCAACGTTGCATCCGGCCTTGCATCTGGAATGACGCCAGTTGATACGGGTTTTTTGATTAACAGCATGTACCAGACTGTCGAGAAGAGCGGCAACGGCCTTTGCCTCAGGGTTGGATATACCGCCCGCTATGCTGAATGGGTGCATGACATGCCAGGGACATTAAAGGGACAGCCTCGCGAGCATTTCGGGAAAACCAATAACCTTTCAGATTTCGGCCCGAAACAGGTAGTTGGGTTCGGCGGCGGTACTGGGAAGGGTTATTACTGGGATCCGAACGCGGAACCGGAATTTTTGCGCAAGGCGTTCGAGGAACCAGATAATTTCAATGAGATCTGGAACACGATAAAATTTGGGTACCGGACGAAACAATCATGAAACGCAGCGAAGTATATGACGAAATAAGGGATTGGATTAAGTCCCACGGGTACGACGAAGGTTATATTTTGCAGGCCCGTTTCTGGAATGAGCGATCCAATTCGAATAACGACAGGTACATTGTCATACAGCAAAACGGCGGCGCGGCTGGTGAAGAAGCAGTAACCCGTGACTACTTCCGCATCCTGGTTATTTCAGCACGCAATGATGCAAATATCAGTGAAGTGGAAGATCTCGCCGACGCAATACGCCAGAGTATGATAACCGAGTATAAAACTGATAAAATTACACACATGAAACCGATTGGCGCTATTCCTGCAATGCAGACAAGAGAAGGGCGCTTCATCTTTACCGTAGCTTTTCAAACCATCATATCTAGATAAGAGGTAACAAACATGTCTCAGACTTGCAAAAAAGGTTCGTTTTTAGGCCGCGATGTTGTCGTATTCTATGCTATCGCCTGCCCTAATGCGAAGCCTGACGCTCAAAGCTACAAAGCGTTGGGCATGATGCGTGGTAAATCCCTGTCAGTGGAATGGGAAACCGCAGACGCCACCGCTGATAAATCAGCAAACTATACCAAAGAATCACTGGTAACTTACAAATCTGTTGCCTTCTCCGGCGACGGCGTATCCCGCACCGAAGAGCTCTACTATCAGAAAGAACTTAAACGCCACGTTATTAACCCTGACGGAACAACTGGGGCACAGCCTTACGTCTGGTTGAAACTCGTTTCCCCGCTCGACGTAACCGAAGGTCCGTTCCTTTGCACCTCCTTTAAAGAAGAAGATCCGCACGACGATGTATCCACCTGGTCAATTGAGTGCGAAAGCGCTGGCGAGGTCACAGTAGGCGACGTTCCGACAGAGTAACAGTAAATATTAACATCGGGGCCATTTGGCCCCTTTATTTTTAGGGTGACAACTATGATTCATGTTCGAACAGGACAATTTGCGGTCGTGGTTGACGGCAGACGTTACGAATTTAATCCCTGCTTTGCTGCAATGGCTAAGATCGGCAGTGACAGGGAACTGGTTAAATACTTCGCAACGGTTCACGGTGGCAGATACCCACAACGTTTGCCAATGGATACAGACCTCCGCAATCGCATTCTGGCGCGTTGTTATGGTGAACTGGTGCAAACGTCCATCCACATACTGAAATGTTGCTCAGAATGCGAAATAGGCCCGTTATTGGGCGAATGCAGCTTCACTCCTTCGGGTAAGTTAAGACTAAAACCAGGATTAATGCCAACCAGCGACGTTATCACGCTTGCGCAGCACTGCATGTTCCACGGTTTAATTGGTAACGGACCGGAGGAAGACGTTGTCGAGGATCAGGAAGGCGACTATAAACAGACATTCGACATCCTTGAGTATGTTTACTCCGCCGTTGCTCACCTGGGATTGTCTGAGTCTGAGGCGTGGGGTATGACAATGACCGGGTATCGGGCCGCTGTACGCGCTAAAACGCCACCAGACGAAAGAAACGAGAAACGTAAGCCAAACGTTCAGATAAATAAACGTGATTATGATGAGCAAATGGAGGCCGCCAGGAGGGTGCTGGAATTGATGAAAAAACGCAAGCAAGAAAAAGCCCGGAATTAACCGGGCCTTTATCTTTATTTGTATGCTGCAAATCGGCATCTTGCTTCGTCCAGGTCGTGAACATCGTACACGTTATCGTAAATGTAAGTTGCGACCTGTGCTTTCTGTACGTCAGTTGCGTTCGGGAACTCCATGCTTACGAAAGTCACTGCATCGACGTAGTGTTTAAACATTCTTTTATTAACGCACAGTGCGTAAATCAATACACCAGGCCAGAAAATCAGCGCACCAAAGAATGCCAGGAACATATTCAGATGTTTTTTCTGAGCTACAACCATAGTTGCGATAAATCCGATGAATGCAATTACCAGTTCCATGATACGCCCCCTTAATTACGTTTATCTTCAGTTGTCATCGCCAGCACTAGCACAGCCATCACATTAAATGCTAACCATGCTGTAATATATACATCTATAACCGTTTCGATTGCGTCCATTCCCCGCCCCGCTTATTTATTGTTTTTAAGTGCTTTCAGCATTTCTTCGATAAAGTCGGCATAACGCTCATGTTCGTTGGGGTGGTAGTTTACGTTTTTCATTTTCTTGTCCTCTTTTGCTTCCTCCGGTTAACCCGGCCTTTTAAGTCCCTTCGCTCTAGTCCTTTCCTTTAGCCTCTTTATACAAAATGTATTCGTTGAAGTAAAGCCATTTTGTATAAAATAGAGATCAGGATCACACTTTTTACGAGGTTAAATCATGTCCACCAGTTTAGGTACAATTTATTACGAAGTTGATGCAAAAACTGGTCAGCTTCTAGTCGCTCAGCGGCAGGCGGATCAGGCTTTTGACAGTATCGAGCGTGGCGCAAAACGCGCTGACCGCCAGGTGAACACGCTTAAGACGTCAATCAAAGCACTATCCAGGGTCATCCATCTGTTGCTTGCTGCGGAGGCTGTGCGCCAGTTTATTGACATGGCTGAGCAAGCAAAAATGCTTCGCGTAAAAATCAAACTGCTTACAGGTGAAGCGGAGGCCACGGAACGCGTTTTCAACAGACTGAAAGAAATATCAAAAGAAACAGGCCAAAGCCTCAAGGATACTGGCGACCTGTGGCAAGGGCTTGCCATATCGCTAAAAAACACATCCGCCACAGAAGGCCAGGTGCTTAACCTGGTCAGCACACTGCAAAAACTTGGCAACCTGGGCGGCGTGTCTGCGGAACAGCTATCAAACTCCATGCGCCAGTTCCGCCAGGCCATTGATGCTGGCGTGTTGCAGGCTGAAGAATTTAACTCAATACGTGATAACACCCCAACAATCATACAGGAAATGGCCCGACAGATGGGGTTGTCAATGGGTCAGTTCCGGGCTGAAATGCTGGACGGCAAGATCACGGCTGAAAGGATGCTCAACGCGATCCAGGCCTCCACGCAGGAAACGAACGAGAAGTTCGCGCAGTTGCCGCGCACAACTAGCATAGCCTTCAACGAGCTTAAAGTTGAGATGATGGGCGTTGTTGAACAGCTTGACGATCTTTTCGGCATATCTGACGGCGTTGTGACAGCAATAGACTTAATCACTGGTGGCGTTGAGGGATTGAGTAAAGGCGCAAAATTCGCCGCAACCTGTTTCAATACACTGAAAACCGCTGGTAGCGAGTTTATCGACATGTTTGACGATGTTGCCGTTAAGGCTGGCGAGGTGGCGGAAGAAATCATCAGAATGGTGACGCCAATCAAGGCGCTAATGGATGGCTACAAATGGATGAAGGAGATCGTAGACAAGCACAAGGAAGAGCTAAACAGCAACAACGAGAAGAAATTTGGCCCCACCATTGGCAAATTTATGACATTCAAGAATGACATAGAAAAAGCCACGGCTGCCTATGATGAGTTCATGCAGAAACAGGGTGAGGCTGACGATGGCAAGATCACGGGATTCGATAAGCCAGTTGGCAAGCCGAAGAAAGGGAAAAAAGGCAAAAAGGACAAGAAATCTGAGGCTGATCGGCTTGGCGATGAAGGTATAAAAGTGTCCGACCAGTACAACAAGGACGCCGCCGCCATGCGTAAGGCGCTGGAGAACGGCAAGGCCATTGATGCTGCATTCGCCCAGGGAAAAATAACCCTCCTTGAGTACAAGGCCGCACAGAAAGGGATAGGCAGGGAACTGAAGGACGAATTAGCGCAAATCCCTGTCGATGAGCTACGCGACAAATGGGACCACATAGTTAGCCCAATGGACCAGCTTAAGGGAGAAATTGACCCAATCAAGCAGGCGCAAAATGAATGGGCCGTTCGAAAACAAATGCTGATAGACCTGGGCGCTACAGAGGCGCAACAAAGACAGGCACAGTTGGAATACGAACAACAGATCCGGGATCTGAAATGGGAACAATGGCAGGCGCAAAGCGAAACAAACAGCCTGATTGGTGCTTGTGTTAGCGGCCTCACTGGTGGCATGGGTAATGCCCTTACCGGACTGCTAAACGGTACTCAATCGCTAAGCGAGGTTTTCGCCAACCTGGGAAGCAATATCCTCAACACCGTTGGCAACAAACTGTCAGAGATTGCCGCTAACTGGATAGCAGATCAGTTGATGATGGAAACGCAAAGCAAGGCTACCCAGGCAAGCACAACGGCGGGCGCTGTGGCTGCGCAAGGCCAGATTGCGGGGGCTGCGGCCCCGGCGGCGGCTGCAACGGCTGCGTCAACTGGTGGTAGTTGGGCGGCGGCTGGTGCGGCGGCGCTTTCCGCGATCATGTCGCTTGCAACGTCAATCTTTGGTGGCGGGCGTTATAATGGTGGTTCTGTCAATGGTGGTAGTCTGTATCGCGTAGGGGAACACGGTATTCCTGAGCTATTCCAGACGAGCAACGGGCGTCAGTATATGATTCCTGGGGAAAATGGTAGGGTAATTCCTGGCCGTGATCTCTCCAATGGTAGCGGCATCAATATGCCTGTTAACATCACTGTTCAGACCACAAACGGGTTTAGCGACGAAGACAGTCGCAGACTTGAACAGACGATGGAACGCGTCGCGATGAAAATGATGGCAAGGGAATCACAACGACCCGGCGGTATGTTGCAACCTCGCCGCAAATAAACATAACCCCGGTACAATGCCGGGGTTATCTTTATTCAATTTCATCATTTTTAAATTCGCCGTTTGCATAAAGCTGTAATGCTTTTATTAGTTCGTCAGCTTGCTTTTTGTCTATTACAATCATCTCGCAGTCGCTAACGATCCATAATCTCCCGTCATCTTCAATACTAAGATTAATACTTCTGCATTCTTCAGTCTCATGAATAACCATTGTTAACCTTCGTCATGTTATTGATTTCGTGAATAAATTTACTCAAATCTTGTATATCCCCTTTCAATTTTCCCTCCGTGTACACTTCTGGCAAATACCGCGTCAGTATACCTGAAAAATGGGCATGTATATGTATCACCTTTACTATCCATATATTTTAACACCCATGCCATACGTTTTACGTTGCTTTTGTTTGCCGGGTTTTTCATTTTATTTTCCTCCGCAAATCACAACCTGCCGTTTCTTGCTATGTAGCTGCGAGCAAACATCACCTGCCAGATGTTCCAGATCTCCCGCCACGTAAATTTATCATCTTCCATATTTCACCCCATCACGCTTATAAGGCTTGTTGTCAGCAAACGGGATTAGCTCATCGTTTGCCACCTGGCGATTAAACCAGTCTTTCAGGACAGCCAGGGAAAACCTGATACCGTAGCTGTGCAGTTCGCGCCATCTCATTTGTGTGCCCCTTTTACTCCACAGTGGCGGTTGTATTCCAGGTGGTCAATAATTAACCAAACTTTCAAGTCTTCACTGAACAGCCGCCAATCAGGGTTAATGTCCATCTTGTATCCGTAACCATCGCGTAACTTTTTGGGGTAAACCTCTTTTTTAAGGAAAGCATCAAGCAATTGTTTTCCTTTCTTGATGATCCGTTCCTGGGCGTTTTTCTGTGCTTTCAGGTTTTTGCCGATCATTACCAATTTCATAACTCACCCCCACGCAATCAATCAGTTGACCACTTTCAGGAAGAAATCGCGGTATTCATCTTCTTTTGCGTTCATCATGAATTGACCGTATTTGAATGCGTCATCAAATCCCTTTACAATCGCAACTTCCACCTGTTCGAATGCTTTGTTCAGCATCACAACCACATAGCGTTCCATATTGTCCCCCCTTTGTTGGTACTGCTTTCCTTTCTTGATTTCTATATACATCTTATTACGTCCTGTGTGAAGCCATTTCGTAAACTAGGTATAATTCTTGTGACGAAGTTATCATTTTTCGCGTAGAAGCGCGTAAAGGTGTATTCGATATGTAACTTATAGGGGGAATCATGCCAGAAGTTTTCAAATGGACGCCGCAAAGAAGCTACAGCGTGACCAGGGAACCAAATGTGTCTGTCGTTAAACTTGGTGATGGTTATGAACAGCGCCAGGCGAAAGGGATTAACACGTTGCTTGATAGCTATACCCTGGTTTTCAAAGGCAGTAGCGCGGGATGTGGTGATGCCGGAAATGTAGCGCTACAGGTTGACGCATTTTTAAGGGCGCGCGGCGCTGTAGAGGCGTTTTACTGGACTCCGTCAACTGACGGGGTGAGAAGGCTTTTTGTGTGTAGAAGGTGGAGCATGACGAAAGATGGCCCCGTCTGCACGCTAAACGCAACGTTTGAGCAAGTTGTTAGCTAATGGGGGTTGTTATGTACGGTTTTTGTGTGGTTGATAAGACTGAATCTTTTACATTATTTGCCGACTATGAGATCAACGACCTTGCTGTAAAAGCTGACAATGGCGATATATGGTATTTACATGATATGGGGGACGGGTATGTCGGGTGCAGATCCAGGGAGGGGAAGGAGGTTTTATTTTTGGTTGATGGCGTATAAAAACAACCCCGCGCGAAGCGGGGTTTTTCTTGTTAGAAATTCATGTGCATCAATCCCATTGGGTGAGAATGCGCCATGTTGCTGGCTATCGCCGCCCAGTCCCAATCAGCAGCGTGAACACCAAAGACGATCAAGCCCATTGCGATTAGTGCTAAAGCTTCGATTTTCATGATCCGCCACATTAGTTTAGAAAGGCGTAAACTATGGCAATTGCGCCAGCCACTACCAAAACATTCTCGATAACCTTATCCATAATTGCCGCCTATAAGTTATCGCGCAGATAATTAACGCCTTTATCAGTGACGAATGAATGATTAACCTGGTTTTCATCCGTCATGATGATGAATAACTTTTCCTGTAGGTATTTCGCTTTTGGGTACAGCGTCAAACAGACCTGGTAAAGTATCCCGCGCTCAATCAGCAAATCAATAAATTCGTGCTCATGATAACCGACGAGGCAGGCGGCCTGTTTCAACGTGTACACATAATCGCCGTGATTGCGCCACCCCATGTTGCCGCCTATTTATCGAATGCGCCCATATTATCGATACAGAAGTCTTTAGCAGCCTTTTCGTATTCGCGTTTTGCTCCTGGATCGTCTGCCGGGAAACCTTTTGCGTGTATTTCACCAGGGCAAGACTGATCCATAGGATCAGCGAATTCAACATTGACGTTAAAGTTAATATCTTTCGGGTTCATCTCTTCCGCCTTATCCTGCACTTGTACCGGAATAACATAATAATCACGAGCACTAGACCAACAGCGGAGCAATTCACAACCTTCATCACGCGCTGATTCGAATGTGTCAAATAGTCCCATGCTTTCCCATTCACATTTATCAGTCCACACGTCTAACCTGTATTTTGCATTTTGTTAACCTCTCATTTGACAGGTTCGATCCTGTATCCCAAAACGCGGTCATCTTCAGCAAGTAAAAGCGCGTCAGTCAGTGCCTCGCCTTCATCCTTATACAGAGCAACAGTCATTTCCCTGCCGTCTGTCAGAAACACCCTCAACCTCCACACCTTATCATCCATATCACACCTCCGCGCCATTTTGTTAACCATGCTTCCTTTTGAGTACAATATACATACTGTAAAAAACGCGATCAACCGTTTTGGTATGATTTAGCGTGATGGCGATCACAAAATGACAAGGTGATAAAATGCGCAACATACCTACAGAGATGATTATTGATTCCGTTGATGCCGGAGTCGGCGCGGTAATTGACTTGTTTGAATTAGACCTCACTCCCCTGGGTGGCGAGGTTATCCGCTTCCATTCCGGCGCGAATGGCTATTACGGCTCAGTTATCTGGAAGGGCTTGGCTTACAACAGCTACCCAATCGAGGTTACTGGCTTCGAAATGAAAAACGAAGGCGTTTACTCACGTCCACAAATGGCAGTGGCAAACATTGGCGGGCTAATCACTGGGATGAACAACGATTTCAACGACCTTCGAGGAATGAAGGTTACTCGCCGCCAGGTGGAAGTGAAATACCTGGACGCCGTCAACTTCCCCAATGGCAACCCGGATGCAGATCCGTCTGTCGAGGCTGTATCTTTTTACGTCGTGGAGGCCATGAGCGAGGAAACAGCGGATCAGGTGCAATATGAACTGTCAACGCCAATTGATGCTGACAAGGCCGTTATCCCTGGGCGCACCATCCTTGCTGACGTTTGCCAGTGGCAATACAGAGGCGACGGTTGTATGTACGCTGGCGGACCAGTAGCAAACGATAAAGACGAGCCGACAAGCGATCCTAAAGCCGACAGATGCAGCCACCGCCTGAGCGGTTGCCGTTTGCGTTTCCCTCGTCCAAATCCGTTACCAATTTCCTGTTTCCCTGGTTCCAGCAAGGTAGGTTAATCATGGTGATGGAAGACAAAATGTTGCGTTATGCCGCCGCGCATCCGTTTGAAGAAGTTTGCGGACTGGTAATAGATAACGAATATTTTTACCCGTGCGCTAACGTGTCTGAAACGCCCTACAACAGCTTCAAAATTTCGCCGGACGATTACATCAAAGCTGACGAATTGGGCGTTATAACCGCCGTTTTTCACTCTCACGTTGATGATATTCCGGTATTGTCGGCACGGGATCGACAACAGCAGGTTATTTCAGGACTACCCTGGCTTTTGTATTCAGGCGGAAGGATCAGGAAATTCCGTCCGGTAGCGCACCTGCTAGGCAGAAAATTTGAACACGGGAAGGCAGATTGTTACTCGCTTTTCCGTGACGCCTATCATCTTTGCGGCGTGGATCTACCGGATTTTGAGCGCCATGATGGGTGGTGGCTGCGTGGGGAAAACCTGTACATAAAGAACCTGCCATTGCACGGGTTTTTCATGGTTGACGCTCAAAGCATTCAGCCCGGTGATGTGATTATCCGCCAGCCGTTTAAAGGCGCTGACCCATGCCACGCGATGATTTACCTGGGTGATAACACTGTTTTGCATCATGACCATGCCGGACTATTAAGCCGCCGCGAGCAAATGCGGCCCGCGTATGTTCGACAGACTCATTCAATATGGAGATCTGATAAATGCTCAAATTTAGATTTACGGGCAATCTTCGAAGATATTACAGCAAAGTGTGTTTAAACGTTGAAACGCCAGCGCAAGGACTTCGCTTATTGACCGCGCAGAATCAGGAATTCAAGAAGGCGTTTTTAAATACACCTTTGCGTTTACGAATTGCCGGGAAAGATTACGACGAAAAGACCGCGCCAGCTGCGGTTAATAGCAAATATCCAGATGGGACTACGGTAATTATTGCGCCAATAGTGGAAGGTGGTATTGCAGGGATCGGTGTGGTCGGTTGGATTATGATCGGAATATCAGTTGTTAGTGTCGCATTTTCTATTTTCATGTCTCGCAACATGAAGGTGAAAACATCATCAGAAAGCGCACAGGATAACACCATAACAAACAACAGTTACACCAGCATAGAAAACAGGGTGGGCCAGGGTAGACCAGTGCCAATTTTATTGGGCGAAATGAAAATCGGGTCTAACGTTGGATCGCTGGGTATTGATACAACCAACAATAAAGACGCCTTAGACGTTGTAAGTTAACAGGAGATAAAGCCATGAGTAGCGGCGGCGGCAAAGCAAAAACACCAACATTGATAAATGATAACCTGTATCATAAACAGTTTTATCGTGTTTTGGATATTCTCAGCGAAGGCCCAATCTACGGCCCTGTAAACCAGAAAGCGCCATTAAACAGCGTTATGCTTAATGACACACCTGTAACTGACGCGAACGGTAATACAAGCGTTCCAGGTGTTAGCGTAGCGTGGCGCAATGGTACGCTAGATCAATCACCTATTAACGGTTTTAACGCCATCGAATCAACCGTTATTGTTAACGCTCAGGTGAAACACGATACCCCAATAATCAGGACTGTATCAGATCCTAACGTTACGCGCGTGCGCCTGAATATCGGCGTCGATTCACTTGTACAATCTGACGAGCAAAGCAATCAACATAATGCATCTGTTATGATGATGATTGACGTGAAGCCTTCGTCTTCTTCTACGTGGACGCTTGTTAAAGACGTCACTATAGGCCCAGGTAAGATCAGCGGAGAATATCTTGAAGCGCATATTATCAACGCACCGGATGAAAAACCGTTTGATATTCGCGTTCGCCGAGTAACGGCTGATAGCACAAGCGATCTATTGCAAAATGATACGCGATGGAGTAGCTACAGCGAAATAATAGACGATAATTTATCTTATCCTCACTCCGCTGTAGCAGGCGCGGTAATTGACCACGACCAGTACACTGACACGCCTACACGCACTTATCACCTGCGCGGCCTGATTGTTGACGTGCCTGATAACTACGACCCGGAAACGCGCACATATTCAGGTTTATGGCTTGGTGGCTTCAAAAAGGCATACACCAATAACCCTGCATGGCTTTTCCGGTATCTGGTGAAAAATGAACGCTTCGGGCTTGCCCGTCACGCTGGTTACATCGACGTTGATGACGGCGCACTGTATACGCTTTCCCAATACTGCGACCAGTTGGTAAACGACGGTTACGGTGGCCTTGAACCACGCATGACGCTTAACGCTTACATCACTGAGCAAATGAGCGCCCGCGACTTGCTGGACAACATTGCGGGTATGTTCCGTGGTATCGCTTTATGGGACGGGCAGCGCCTTACTGTGATGATTGATGCTCCACAGGATCCAATTGCCACCATCACGAATGCTAACGTCGTTGATGGCGCGTTCACTCGTTCAAGTATCGCCCGCGCAGAATCTTACAACGCCGTTATCGTGTCATGGACTGACCCGGAAAACGGCTGGGAACAATCAAAAGAATACGTCGCAGATGATGAACTGATCGCCCGCGATGGTTACAACGAAACCACGTTGGAGGCTTTTGGTTGCACGTCACGCGGGCAGGCGTACCGCGCAGGCAAATGGCTGATAGAAACAGCAAAACGCGAACCCTCAAAATTCACGTTTAAAATGGCCCGTGACGCAATTCACTTCACCCCAGGTGATATTATCGAGATACTCGACAATAACCGCGCTGGCGCTCGTTTAGGCGGTCGCATCGTGGCGAATAACGGGAAAGTGATAACTGTAGACAAGGTTGATTCTGACCTGGTGGCGGCTGGCGACGCTATCAGCTTACTGGACAGCGACGGCAAGTTCAAAAAACATCAGATCACTGGAGTTAACGGAAACAATATTACCCTTGCGGCAGCGCCCGCATGGATTCGTAACGGGACCGTGTTTGCCGTATCAACTGAATCTGCAAAACCCGTTCTGTGCAGAATTACCAGCGTAGCGGAAACAGAAAATAACAGCGTGTACACCATTGAGGCTGCACAGCACGATCCTCACAAACAGGCTGTAGTTGATGAAGGCGCAATCTTCGAGGTAAACAACGACACGCTTAATCACTTCCGCGTTCCGAACATCGAAAACCTGAGGGTGTTAAATGTTGGTTCTGAGACAGTTCAATGCCGCGCAACGTGGGAAACACAGACTACAACGCATCGCCTGACCTTTGAGATCCGCATATATAACGCAGATGGTGCGGTAGTTAAAAGCTATGAAACAACGAAATACAGTTATGATTTTTATGGCATCGACGCTGGCGCGTATTCGTTAGGAGTTCGCGGAAGAAATGATACTGGCATGAAGGGTGCAGAAAGTATCGTTGACCTTGTCGTCGGTGCGCCCGCCGCGCCAATTGGCGTAAATTGGGTGCCAGGTGTATTTCAGGCGACAGTATACCCGATAAGTAAGACAACGCTAACAACTGATACAGCGTACGAATTCTACTATGCAGGGGAAAACCAGATCACAGATCCGGCAAAAATAACCACGGCGGCACAGTTTACCGGGCGCGGGTATCAGTGGACGTTCGGCGGAATGAACACGGGCCATACTTATTACGTTTATGTGCGTACACGTAATGCTTTTGGCGTGTCAGACTTCGTTGAGGCATCAGGTAAGCCGACAGAAAATTTTGATGAAATTAGCGATTTCGTCACCAATGACGTGATGAATTCAGAACAATTTAAGGAAATGGTAGGCGACATTAAGGATCTTGGGGACCGCACTGACATTATCGAAAGTGCAACTGAAGACCTTAAAGCAGCTACCGATGATCTTAAAACAGCAACTGATAGCCTAAGCGGAATAACTGAAGGCTTAAGAAATGATACTGATTCCCTTAAAAAAGACACTGAAGACCTTTACAAGAAAGTCGAAGAAAACGCCGATGAAATAGGCAAACATGAGGTAAGAATCGACTCATTAGAGGTATCAAGCGAAAACGTAGGTAATGAACTGGCACAGACAAAAGCAAGCCTACAAAACGCATCGCTTGCTCTTATTAATAATTCGCTTGCTCAAACTAACACGCGCGTAACTCTTACCGCTCAATATAAAAAAGGTCGCAGCGAAACGAAAGCGCAAATCGACCGTATAGACAATGTCATTGCTGACGAAAAACAGGCAACAGCAGAAGCGCTTGAAACTATCACCGCAGAGATGAACACGATGGACTCAAACATCAAAGGCGAGATAGCGCGAGTAGACAAAGCTATTGCAAACGAAACACAGGCAAGAACTGAAGCCATTAGCAATGTTAACGCCAGCATAAGCACACTGGAAAGCAGCACAACAGCCAGCGTTAATCGTCTTGATCAGGCAATAGCTGATGAGTCCGCCGCGCGTGCTCAAGCAATTAGCGGAGTGAACGCCAGCATAAGCACGCTTGATTCTAAAGTAACGAGCAACATTACGCGTATAGATAAAGCAATTGCTGACGAAACGCAGGCAAGAACGGAAGCAATAAGCGGAGTAAATGCCTCAATAAGCAGCCTTGAAAACAAAACAGATGCAAGTGTTTCTCGTCTTGATAAAGCCATCGCAGATGAGAAGAGCGCAAGAACTGAAGCTATCAGCGGAGTGAATGCAAGCATCAGCACGCTTGATAGCAAGGTTACAAGCAACGTTACCAGGATTGATAAAGCCATTGCAGACGAAACGAAGGCCCGCACTGACGCGATAAGTAACCTTAACTCATCGCTTACCAGTACGATTAACTCGAAGGTGTCTGAGGTATCAACGGCACTTTCTACGCATGAAGCATCAAGCGCAGAAAAATTTAGCCAGATCTCTGCGTCTTTCGAATCCGTAAACTCAAGTATTACAGAATGGTCGCAGTCTATGGCAACGGCTGACGAGGCATTATCAACCAAAATTGATCAACTGAAAGTAACCGTTAACGGGAACACAACTGCTATAGAGACGACGTCGAAAGCGTTAACCGACTTCAAAGGTAATGTTGATGCGACGTACTCTATCAAGCTGGCAACCGACAACAACGGCATGAAGTACGCAACAGGTATGTCTCTTGGGCTGACTGGTAGCGGCACTAACGTTCAATCGCAGTGCATTTTCCTCGTTGACCGCTTCGTGTTGATGACCGCAGCAAACGGCACATATACAACGCCTTTCTATGTGTCTAACGGCGCAATGTATGTAAAAGAAGCGTTTATTAAAAACGCATCAATAGGAACGGCTAAAATTGCAGACGCAGCCATTACTACGGCTAAAATTGCACAGCAAATACAGTCAACCAACTATAAAGCCGGTTCAGCTGGCTGGATGATTGACAAGAACGGTAGCGCGGAGCTTAACAACGTAACGGTAAGGGGGGCAGTGTATGCCAGCAGCGGTAAGTTCTCAGGTTCGCTGGAGGCGAAGACCTTCATCGGTGACGTTGCAAATATGTATACAGGTAGTGACGTTAGTAGATTAAAGGATGGTTTGCTAGAAAAAACAATCACATACAATGATACATCGGATGCAGCGTATAGCCGCCATATCTGCGTTATGGCAAACGTTAAAGGTTTTGGTGGCTGTACGATAATCATCGGCAGTTCAGAGAAAAGCCTGTCGATGACTGGCGCCGAGCGACTTGTTATGCATTCATCAGCAGTAACAAGCAAGAGCGTTACAGTTAAAATTAGGGTATCCGCTCAAAATGATAAGGGTGCATATATAAATTCGCCGACCGTCATTGTGTCGCGCGGTTCTGGTTCATTCTCAGGATAAAAAACAACCCCGCTTCGCGCGGGGTTTTATTTTAGTAGTTAGCTACACGGTTCGACGGGCTACCGATGCGGCGCATGTTGTGATCGAGTTCATGACACCATTGCCCAGTATACGGCAGTTTTTCAGTATCATAGACAAGATGACCGCTGCCATCATAGACAACATCTTGTGGGATTACTCCGCTATTCGGCAGGTTATGCAATGCAGCCTCTTTGTCAACAGCGCAACCAGTAAGAGCAACAGCCGCAGCGAACAAAACCACTTTGAACACGTTTTTTATTTTTAAATCCTCATTCTTGTTTGCTCATCCGGTTCATCCGGTGGCTTAAATATCCGACAAAACCACATTTCGTATATTTATACAGATCAATAAATACATTTTGTGTAAGCAGAAAATGCAACACAGATCACAAAATGGTAGAATTATTCCGTTAATTAACATTATGGAGTCATTGCGATGATTTACACAACTGGAACAATTGCCATCAATGGCAATACCGTTACAGGCACGGGAACAAACTTTTCCGGGCCGCTTTCTCTCATTCGTGTGGGTTGCACGCTCATTGCCATTGGAAACCCGGTACAGATTTTCACTATCACCGAAATTAAGAGCGGTACTGAATTATCAGTAACGCCAGCGGCTAATCCTGCCATCCCTGCCGGGACAAAATTTAGCATTCTGCTTTCTGACTCGATCTCAGTTGATGGGCTTGCTCAGGACGTAGCTGAAACACTGCGTTACTACCAGGGCAAGGAAACAGAGATCGCCGCCGCCGTCGAGTGGTGGAAAGATTTCGGCGGTGATGGTCAGATGGATCAGCTTCTTGCCAACATTCGCGAAGAAACAGCGAAATCAACCGCCAACGCTCAAAAAACAGAATCAGACAAAAACGCAGCAGCGGCATCAAAAACAGCAGCAGCAAACTCAGCGACCGCAGCTAAAGCGTCACAGGATGCAGCAAAAGCCAGTGAAACATCAGCCAGCAACAGCAAAACGGCGGCGGCTTACAGGGGAACCA